GGGCTTAGACTGCCGCCCAAAATTGCTACAACATTTGGAAAGCCTGCCTGGTGAATCTTCATAGCATCAAATGATGCCTCACAGACAATACAGATGTCTCCAATTTTCTTCGCTCGATGAATGTTGAACAGGGTCTTATTTCTAGGCAAGTGCTTAGAATTCATAAAGTCCTTGCCCACAATGCTGCGACCCACAATACCTACACACGTTCCATCAGGAGCATGTACGGGCACAGTAATCATTTTTTGATTCTCACTGTAGCCTATTTCAAAGTAGTCGGTGGTTTCTTTGTTGAACCCCCGGCCCTGCATGTATTCCTGAGCCGACCAGCCATCAATACTGCCATACTGCCTTTGTAATTTCTGTATTGTTTCTGGCTGCCATTCCTCAAAGCCCTCGGGCTCGCTGACAATTCGCTGCATTAAATCTTCGTAGGCTTGCTGCGTTTCTCCACCCTTTTTTTGAATGAAGCGAACGGCTTCCATTTCAGTTCGGCCCGTGAGCCTTTTAACAAGTTCAATTAATGTTCCAGACTGCCCACAGGCATCGTTGAAGCACAAGAACAATCCATTGTCCTTGTTTACTGAGAAACTGTGTGTATGTCGATTAGAGTGAAACGGACAGAATCCATAGTAGACCTGATAGGTTTCACCAACCATATCAACGCCGATATTCTTTAGGACGGCTTTGACTTGGTACGGCGTGTAGGCATAGGCAACTCTTTCCCGGCTGTTATTCCATCCACTTCCCATGCTCTTTTCCTCCCGAGATATGCGCCCTGCATCGTTAGCACTACATCAAAGTTTTTCTTTGCTTTGGTATATTCGGTGCTAACGTGCGGGCTTAAATCATACACAGGGACATAGCCCTGGTTTCTCATCATTTCTATCAGCAATTTCACATACTCATTGTATCGACTATAGAATTTGCCTGTATCCTTTACTACCATCGGTAGTTGAAATCTCTTTAATTGCTTATCAGTCATTAGCGTAAATTTCTGTGATGATGCCCCTATCAATATCCCAATCTAGGAACATAGCGAAATCTTCACCGTGTCGATTCTTTCGAGAAACAACTTCGATGATATTCGAATCGCCTTGCTTGTGAACGGCCATGGCCATATCCGCGTCGTATTCGATAGCCTTAGACCATGCTACCTGTGCCAAGATAGGCGCTGAGTCGCGGTCAGAAATATCGTCAGCGGTTGCCGCAGTAATGTCTACTACAGGGATATTGTTATTTACTGCAAGCAACTTTAATTCACGGCTGATGTTTCGGTTTCTCTCAACCTCAGAACGTGAGTGTCGGTCATCATCGAACAATTGGTGGTAGTCCGCAATAACCAAATCTGGTCGATGCTGGTCAATCTTAGCCTGAATGGTTGATGGAGTTACTGATGCATTTCCCTCAGAGGATACGATAATGAAGTTGTTCTTGTTCTCAAATTTCTTTCGTCCCCATGCTCGGAAGTTATCAATATCTACGTCGCCCCGGCTGAAATCACTAGCCCTGAATAGTCCGCTACCCATCATTGTATAGATACGGTCACGCATATTCTCTGGACTCATTTCCAGCGAAACAATCATTGGTCGGAAACCTTGTTCCCACGCCTTACAGGCTAGGTAGGCTGTAAACCACGTCTTACCTTTACCTGGCCAGCCAATAACAACGATTAGGTGGCCTGGTGCCATTCCGGTCGGATATGAAATGTCAACAGACTTAAAGCCGGTTGGAATTCCCGGGCTGCCGCCCATGGCTGCGCTACGCTCAGCCTGTGCCTTGTAATGCTGCTCGGCGGCATCGTAGTCCATAATGTCAATGTCACGGACAGTATCCGTTAACTTGTTAAGACCGGATAGTTCACCAAATAGTTCTTGTAGAACTTCGGCACCCGCCTTTTCCTTCAATTCGCTAGTCTTAGAAACCATTAGGTTTCGAAGGCGATTGCTGATGTAGTCATTTCTCAACTCATCCAAATAGAATTTCGTTGGTCCGGCTACATTCTCAGCATCGAAATCTCGGTGTTTCTGTTCCAGTTCTGCAATGTCGGGAATTGCTCTATACTGCCAATAGTATTTCTTGACAGACTCCCAAATATCTTTGTGACTGGTGAAAAAGTCATCTACGTTTTCTGCAAGTAATACATTGATATCCTTATTCTTGCAGACTGCACTAATTAGTTTCGCCTCAGCGTTCATGTGTTGCCTCAAACTCCTTCACCCGCGCTGCGGTTTCCCGCAGCAGTTTTGCACGCGCTTGCTTGTCTTTATCCAATTCTTTTACTACCTCGTCCATGCGGTCAAAGTTATACAAAAAGAACTGCAATGGGTGTCCCGGCTTATTCAGCCGGAAGTAGTAATCCAACAAAGCCTTGCCTCTATCATAGCCGATAGAATCAAACACGTCGGCCATGGCGTACTTTTCCTTGTAGCGATTAATGGTCGGCTGCTTGTTATACTTCTGATTGTATAGTTTCAGATAGTATGTCAGCAGGGCATTTGCCGCCTTCATTCGCTCCATTACTTGAGTTCCTTTTCTACCTCTTTAACCTTCTCGATTAATTTACTTTCAACAAACTTATACACTCGCTCAGTGGCGTCATTGACATTCTCACCTTCACGGGCATTATCGGTTACACCAATATCCACCCGCAGCGATTCAAAATTACCCATGTTTCGGGTATATCCGAGATTAACTGTCACACTCGTCGTCATCGTCTTCATCCTTGCTCATTGGGAATGTGGAAAAGCCTAGCGGCGGCTTTTTGCGTCCACTTGATTCTGGTGATGGGTCAAAGCGCTCTGCTAATTCCATCCATCCAGCCGCAATTGACAGCATTGATTCTGTGTCATTCATAAACTTCGCCATTTCTGTTGCGTCTAACAATGTCTGTCCCGATTGGGCTAAGCACGTTGCTGCATTAAGAATGACTCCATCGTCTTCCTCAGTCTTTTTCTTTCGCGTATTCTTTTTTGGCTCTACCACAGTTTCTCCCTCCAAACAGGAATGAAGTTTCCATCACTGTCTTGTATATGATACATCGTACCATTTCTCATAAGCGCTTGCAACTCCGCTCGGGTAGGCATATCCTGACTTATAACTAGTCCATCATTACGTGGCCTACCTCTGTGGAGGGTAACCATATAGTCATGTAGTTCTAGTACATCGTCCTCGGAAAACAAGAATTGTCTTGGCGTCCGGCGCTCGTTAAGTGAATAGACACGCTGAGGGGTTCGAATGTGACCCTCACGAATATATGAGTCTATAGTCATTCGGTGACGATTAACCATCTTCGCCACCTCTGTAATTGAATAGGCATTCTGCATAGTCCGTTTTACCTCAGACCAGATATATGCCGTTCGTTTTCCTTCTGCATAGTTCCAAGCGACCACAAGGTCTTGGGGCCGGATGACCTTCAAGACCTTGTGGAGTTGCTTGTTTATATAGAAGTACCTAATTTTCTTTCGGTTTGCTCTAGCCATGTAGTAAATCTATTCGCTCGTTTGAGAAACCATCTTTTCCCACATGCAATACACATGAGTTCTGGATTGGCATTCTCACTAAACATACGGTCTACAAAGACCTTGCCGCCGCATTTTCCGCAGTTCATTAGGTCTTTGGCGGCTCTCCTACTAGGGAGGCGCTGTTGTCTGGTGATACCCGTGTTGAAACTACAGAAGTCAAAAGTGAAACGACCGCTGCGGTTCCTGCCAACGATAGACTCTTTGTCCATGTAAAGTTTACAACATTAAGAGTCGAGTCTCCAAGGAATACAGCCAAAAGCACCTGGGCGAATGTCTTAAGAGCACGCTCGAAAGCATCTAGCCAAAATTGCTTAGTTAACATAATTACCTCCTTCTGTGCTATATACTCATAGTATAGCACTTATTCAAACTTGACGCCATCTACTACAGCCTTATTTCCCCTAAATGGGGCTAGGAAAGGATATACAGTTTTGCCGTCAACATAGGCGTAAGCAAAGCCATGCTGCCAATTAGGCGCAGCAACATAGCCCATTTGTGCCACATCACTAAGATGTCCGCACTCAAACCACTCGACGTGCCCACCCAATTTAGTCTTTCTATAAGACCCGAGGCTGTGGGTGTGTCCGCTAAATCCGCTGACTCCCCATTTCTCTGCCTCTTTCCGGGCGGCATCGCCAGCATTTTGTCCTAGCAAAACGCCGTGGTAAATGTGGAACCCTCCATGCTTACGCACAGGAGGCTGTCCATAGTGATACCAATTAATTCCCAATTCTTCCATCGGGTAAACAGTATCGTAGGTAATTAAACCTTCTAGAGCCTTTGCATTCTTAGCAATGTAAGTTGGCAACCTGTCTTCGTGATTTCCCATAAACCAGTCTAGTTCTGCCTTCGGGGCTGCTTTTCTGATTTCTCTGAGAAATTTTGTAGTGGTTGGAACAGTCTTTACTAAGCGCTGCTCTACCTCTTCCTTTAGTCCCGCCGCCCAACGAGCAGGCGATTCCATATCGTCTAGGTCACCTAAGAACGAAATGTAATTAGGCTTCCATTTCTTGACTATCTGGAACATGACCGCGACTTTTCGCTTATCCTCGCGGGGGAAGTGGGTGTCTGGCCAAAGTAGCCATTTCTCCATTATTGTCCTCGTAATTTATTCAGGTCTTCCCTTACTGCTTCAAGGAAAGATATGTTGCGAGTAGCCTCATCCCTTCCACCCTCACGGTATCCTACATAGTAAACGAAATACATAGAGAGCAAGCAAATCATAATTCCTGCGATTACCGCAGCAATTCCAATTGCTATTAGCCTATTTCGATACTTAATCCGCAAATCATGCTTGACTTTAGTAATCGTCTTAGGCTCAGGGGTCGGTGTTGGCGTCCGGGTCAACGTCGGTGTTGGCGTAGGGCGGGGAGTGACCGTCACCGTTCTT